CACCCGTATAAGGAAGATAACCTCTGCAACCTCTTAAAATAGTTCTAACATTATCAATAATTTTTTTTGATGTATCTAATACAGCGTTACAATCAAATATGTTTATATCTGAACCACCTGAATAAGGGGTTACTTGTGTTACAGCAACTTGTGAAGCGTCATAAAAACTTTGTAAATCAATATCTGCTGTTGCTATACCTTTTCCGTATCTTTCATTTCTTAAATAATCTAAAAGACAAAATGCTGGGTTACTTGAAAAACTTGCTGTCTGCTCTGATAAGTTAGATGCTAATGTTACAATTTTTTTTCCTTGAACTAAAGCTTGTACTTTTGGAATCCCTGAAAAAGCGTCTTGGTTCCATGTAAATCTTAAAGCTAAATAAGCTAAACCTCTTAGTCTGTGATTGCTTCCCCAAGATGACAATGTAGATAACAAACTTGATGCTGATTGACTATCTGAACCATAATGAGGTTCAACTCTAATTAAACTTGCTGAGTCTTTATAAAAATTACTATCTCCACTACCTACTTCAACTGCCGTGTTGTCAGCTAAATCACTTGCCCAAGTAACAGTTTTATCATCAACTCTTATTTCAGTAATATCGTTTATTTCTCCCTCTCCAAGAACAATAGCCATATATAAATAAGTGTTATCTGTTCCTGAGGTTTCTAAGAATACTCTTGTTCCTCCTACTAATCTTGTTCCATAAATTACAGGAATATTAGCATCATTTGATTGTTTATTTAATAATATACCTGTTTCAAAATCGTCAAAATCAGTAGTTCCAAAATCAGGTATCTCAGGTGGTTTAGGTGCAATCCAAGATAAAGCTTTTGTAATTATTCTAATTGGTGCTGTTACTACTTTTTTTGCAAAACTTATTGCTTTCTTTATAAAAAATGATTTAATACCTGTTTCATTAAAAGGTTTTCCATAACCACCTAATTTTTTTAATATTTTTTCTTCATCTTTATTAATGTAAGCAATAAACTCATCTTTAGGTGCATATCTATTTAATATTTTTTTTGCTATTTTAATTAATAGTTTATTAAACCAATTAAACATTATGCTCTACCCCATCTTATATCTTGTACTGTTTGACTCGAAAAATCCATTCCTACATCAGAACTAAAAAATCTTTGCTGTGATGTATTGTTTGTTTTCCTACCATTTGTTTTATCAAAGTCTGCCCAATGAGAAACTATTTGTAAGTTTAGTGTACTTGCTTTTTCATTTTCTGATACTGCAAAAGTATCTATTGTTCCTGAATATAATAAAAAGGGATCAGCTATAAGTGCGTTACTGTCATCTAAAAATCCTCTAAAAATATCTACACTATCGTTCACAACATTTTCATTTAAAACAGTTGATATAAAAGTTAAATCTGCACCTGATAAAGATAATGTTAAAGATGTTTTGGTTACATCTGTTTCTTCTGTAAAGTTAGAAAGACCCATTATAAAATCAGAAGCAGTATAAGTTACGCTAGAACCTGATACTGAACTTGTTAAAGAGAAAGAACAATCAGTAATATTAACAGGGCTAGAAAAACCGATTGTGATAAGATGTACGGGTCTAATATCATTTGTTGCTAGTTCGTTCTTTACTGCTGTCGTTAAGCTTCTCGTCATAATCTTCTATTGTTCTCCTTTTAACTTTAATATAGTCCGACACGATATAAGTTGCTTTTTCAGATGGTTCTTCGTGTTTTCCTAAATTGTTTGTTTTTAAATCTACACCATCTCCGTCAATAATTTCTTCTGCTATCATATCAACAGTAATCCAATGCCTTACTTTGTATTTCATTATAAAGACTCCTCAACGTCCATTTGAAAGCTATATAATAAATTTCCGTCTTTATCTGCACCTACAACTCCAAACTCTTGAATGTCAGAAGTTAAGTGGACAGTAAATGAAACATTATCATAAGTAACAACTGAATTGTCTGCTAATGCTGTTGTAAGAGGTGGTTCAATAGTAACAGTTGCGGCATTAGAACTTGAAGTAACATCTGAAACAACCATATAAACTTTATTGTGCGAGGCAAATTTAATAAAGTCTCCCGTCTTAAATCTACCCGCACCATCACCAGCAAAAGCATCCATTGCTATTGTTGTGTCACCAACTGCGTGAACTCCATTGACTAAAACTGTTCCTGTTTCCGAACCTCTAGCATCTTCTATTTCAGGGGGTATGATTGTAAAATTTTCTTTACCTGATCTTTGTTTGACAATAAACGCCATAAGTTCACCATAAACATCTGATCTTTTTGCTGTAATTATTTCTGCTGTAAAAGCAAATCTTTGACCATCTATTTGACGTGCTAATTTCTTTCCACTATCTGATTTAGAAATAATAGTGTTTTGAATAGACTTGATGCCCATTGTTGAAAACTTTGCATTTGATATAGGAAAAGCACCACTCATTATACTAAATTATTTCCCCCTCTTTCATTAACTGCTTGGTTAATTATACTTGATATTGTTCCTCTGTTTTGAACTAACATATCTTGAAATCCTGTTGCATCTAAAGTTGTTATTGCAAAATTAACATTTACAGGGCTACCGCCTGTTCCTCTAGCTGATTGTGTAATTTGACCTGTTTGGTTTGGTATAAACATCTCAGCACCTCTTTCACCTACAATAGTTGGTTGACCTTTTGCTACTGCACCACCTCTTGATCTTCCAAAACTTAAAAATGCTAATGGATTAAATCCACCACCACTACCACCACCCATAGCCGCTAAAACAGTTTGTAATGCTATTTGTTGTTTTAATTTTCTATTTTGTTGATCTATTTCGTCTGTTTTACCTTTTTCATCTTTTTTCAAAATAGCGGTTAATGCTTTTTCAATACCTAATAAAGCGATCCTTTCAATGGTTTTAGCAATAATATTAACTAATATTTGTTGAGCTAATTCTTTTAAAGTTGCATTTAATTCTTTACCAAGAACAATAGACTCAGCAATAGACTTAGAGACCGAACCGACTGATTTTGTAATTTGTCCTGTAATTTCTTTTGATAAATCAAAAGCATCATTTTGTTTTTTTATGCCATCTCTAATTTTTTCAAATAATGTTTGTTGTTTTCCTAATTTAACATTTATTTCTTCTACCGCTTCTACGCTTTTTTCTATTTCTATAGGTATATCAATTCCTAATAATCTTTTTATTCTATTAACTTGATTTCTTAAAAACCCTACTGCTTTACCTACTGCTCTAACTGCACCAGCAAATGCCTTTACTGCAACTGTTAAAACTTTACTTATTGCTCTACCTATTGCTTCAAACTCTGCTGAGTTATCTTCTATAAATTGGTTTAAGTCTTTAAATTCTTTTTTAAGTGCATCAAAGAATCCCTCACCAGCAACAGTTCTTTTAAAATTAAATAATTTATCACCCAACATTGACAAAGTACCTGTGAATGTTGTTGCTAATTCATCAGTTGCACTACCAAATTGACCACCTTTACCAAATACTTTTTCAAAAGCTTTTATTGTTTCTTCTGCTGAAACAGTAGCACCAGCACTAAATCCTAATAAATCTCTAACACCTCGTTCTCTAAATATATCCGCAGATGCTATACCACCAGCAAATGATCTTTGTATTTGTTCTGCTGTTGTAGCAAAATCTAATCCTGTTACCGCCGCTACGTTACCTGTAATCTCTAATATTTTTGATAATTGATTTGCGTCTCCAGCAACAACCGCTAAGTTTCCTGATGCTTGTTGAATTTGCTCTAGTGAGAATGGAACTCTCCCAGCAAATTTTGCCATTACGTCAAATGCTTTAGCACCCTCTTCTGTTGAGCCGAATAATTGTTTTAATCTTACTTGTAAATCCTCGATGCTTCTTCCTGTTCCTATAATTGATCTAATTGCTAGACCACCACCAAGACCAACTAATGCACCTTGAACTGAAAAGATAGAATCTTTTAAACCTTTTAATCTTCCTCTTACACCTTGAAAAGCTTGTTGTGTTTTATCTTTTGCAGTTATATTTATTTTTAAATTTTGTGCCATTACTTATATTTTGCTTTGTTTATAGCTTGGTTATGCTCATCTGCTTCAATACTTAAATAAGCTAACCAATGATTATACTCCCAAACTTCCATTTGTAAAATTTGGTGTAAAGTTATTTTTAATCTATCTGCTAGTGTAAGTAAATTCCTAATTTCAGGGATATTTTTTATTTTTTTTTTAACTCGTCAACAGAGGGTGCTTGAACCATTTTTTGAGCAATCCTTGTCAAGACATCAGGGTCTGATTTGTGCATAAGAGTAATCTTATCCTCAATCTTAAATACTTTGTTACCATCTTTATCTAAAGCTTTCATAATCATTATGTCAGCTAATATAGCAACATCATTTAAAGTATCTGACTTTTTTAGAAGCTTATTCTTTTCAGATAATGTTATTGGATTCCAATAAATAACAACTGCTTTACCATCTTCATCTGTCCACTCAGGCACTTCCATAGATTGAATACCTATGTTTTCAAAATGAGATTTAGCAATGTCAATAACCGACATATATTAATATTAGACAGTTCCTCTAGTTAATGTACCTGTACCTTGAAAAGTAACACTTCTTGAAATGATTGCATCCATAGCGTTATTAACTGACATTCCAGTTATAATTCCTGTGCCTGTAAAACTTTCATCTCCTGAACTATTACCCTCTGGTAATAAAATAAAAGAAATTGAAGAACCAACAGTTAATGTTTGTTGCGGAGAATCAGTTTCATCATAATTCATTTCTAAAGTTCCTGAAAATGATGTTCTTCCAGCTACAAATGATTTAGTTGCATCT